GGATAAAATGCAGTGCTTTGAATTTTTTGTTGTGGTACTATTTGCTTACGCGTTATATAAATTGTTAACTTTATAAATGGAGATTAAAATGAAAGATGATACAGCAGGTTACTTAGCAATCTCAGCAGTTATTACTTGTATTGGCGCATGGATAACTCACATTATTCATTGTCTAATTACGGCTAAATACTTATTACTTATTGCTGGCGGGTTCTTTTTTCCTATCGGCATGATTCATGGGTTCGGCATTTGGTTTGGGGTTAACTGGTAATGGGGACTAAAGGCATAGACCAACGGCCCTACGATCGTGAAAAGTTTAACGATAACTTTGATGCTATTTTCGGCAAGAAAGAAGAGAAAAAAGAGGAGGTTAAAGATGGAAAGCCCGATAGAGATGAAAATAATAAAAATAGAAAATGAAGACTACTACGTTTTATCTTTAATGATTGAGGGCGCTTCAACACTTTACGAGATGGGTTCAGTAAAGAATCTATTAGCCTTTCATGCTGTTATAGCTGAGTTATCAAAAACCATTTTAGACGAAAGTTTGAAAATTAAACCAAACAAGAAAAAGGGGATGCACTAATGTTTCAAGAGCTAAAACAAATAAACGAAGAAGCCGATGCTCGCAGAGAAGAGCAAGAAAAATTAAGCCAGTGTGAAAGGCTGCAAGTGGCGTTAGAAAATGGTGAGATGCTTACAAGAATGTCTTGTCTAAATGATCACGGGATTATGAACCCTACAGCCAGAATCTCAGAGCTGAGAAGTATGGGCTTGCCAGTTGTCACTCGAATGGTCGGCGTTAGGAATAGATGGGACACAAAAGTAAAGGTCGCTCAGTGGTTTTTACCTGATCAGGACAAGCCATTAGCACCAACTAGAAAAAACCGAAGATAAGCTCGTCCTTCGCGCCGCCGCTGGTCGGTTTAGCTTATCTACCAGCACCTAAATTAACTTAAAACTACTTTCAAATTTGAGAGTTATTTTCCACCTAGACTAAAGAGAGATAATATGGAATACAACGACGATAACAAAGGCGCATTATGGCCAGCTAAAGATAGAGCTTCTGATAAGCACCCACACTTTACTGGTAAAGCGATGGTAGGCGGTGTTGAGTATTACGTGTCAGGCTGGAAGCGCGACCCAAACGGCAATCCTAAAGCGCCAAGTGTGAAGTTTAGCTTTAAAGCGGTCGATGAAGTAAAGGCTAATGCGTTCCAAGGTCAGCAACAGCAGCAACCGCAGCAGCAGCAGCAACAGCAACAGCAACAGGCTGCACCTATTGACTTCGATGACGACATCCCATTCTAGGAAGTGTGCGTAGGTATTACATTAGGCTTAAATTCTAATGTAATGCCTCCCAAAAATTAGAGGATTTTATGCATTACAGCGCCCAAGCAACAACAACAGCAACTGGTAGTCAAACAAGCACAATAACCGAGTTAGGAGTTGATAACGGAGGGGTAAGTGAAAGGTTTAACCCGTGGGATATACAAACTTCAATGTTTGGTAATAAATTAAGACTGTCTGAAGTGCGAGATAATATAAACAACACCCATAGAGTAAACGCTTTTGGCACGCTGGCCATGTTTGCACTGCGAAACGGATTTGATGAGGTCGATATATGTAGGATGGCTGATAACAAAAAGAATATTTGTTACGACCTGTATGTTGGCGATTACGTCTTTAGAAAGTTAAATGAAAGGCATTATAAACGTAAAGTAAAAAAGGTGAGAAAAGGTGCGTGAATTTATAGTTATACCAGCAAAGCCCGATTCTGTAGACGATTTCCTAAGGTCTATAAGCGAGCTGATAGATAAAAAAGAAGCGTTTAAGGTTAAGGTAACTGGTATGTCGAACAGGTCACTATCGCAAAGCGCCCTACTCCACATTTGGGTTAGAGAATACGCGGCTTGGAGGTTCAAAGTGCCTCTTAAAAGTATTCAAAAGTCCGATGTAGATGACGCTAAAATAATATTAAAGCAAGCTGCTTATAACAATGCCGACTACAGGTGGCTGTGTAAAAGAGTAACAAATCATGACACAGGCATAAGTGCCTTAGTGTTAAAAAGCACAAGTGAATATGATAAAGGGGAGATGTTTATGTTTATGGAGTTCGTACAGGCATTCGCAGCGCAGCAAGGCGTTGTTCTGGAAACTTTAGGTGAGTTCGGGAGATTAAAAGATGAAACAAACGTCTAAGAAATGGCATGACAACTATAAAGACCTGTGCGAGATACGCTACCAACTGCACATAGCCTTTAAAACAGATGTCAGAGAAGATAATTTTAAGTCTGTACAAGAAGCCCTGCGACTTTTAGACGATCACATCTGGACTGAATACAAGTACGGAGAGCCTAATCGACTCCCGCCAATTGATTAGCTACATCTATTGATCTCTGACCTACTTGTCTAGCGTAGTTGCTATCTAAAAGCTCTGCGCCAGCAAGGTCAAACTTGCCCTGCTCGATATAGGATATAGTCTTCTTAAACTGTTTAAACTTAGTAAGACCCATGTTAAACACAAGATTAATCACGGCTTCTTTTCGTAATTCGTCTAAACGCTCAAACCAAGCAAAGGCAACCGTACACTGGTTAATTACAACTTGTATATCTGCGCCTAAAAGGTATAAAGCCTCCTCTTCGGTAATTCCTACATCATCTAAATTTCTTCCAACGCCTATAGTTAATTTGTCAGCAGTACATCTGTAAGGCTTCAGCCTTAAACCCTCATGCTTGATTAGCTGCTGGCTTAATCTTTTTTTATTTATCATCTTGTTTATGACTCGCGCCGAAGTAAAAAGAAGTTATAGCAGACACTACCCCACCCATGTAACCCAATATCAGAGATACAATTGTCTCGCTATTAGCGTCAGGTGGCTGCAAAGTGACAAGGAAAATATACCCAACAAAACCCACCAGAGCGACAAGAGCCACGACTCTGGGAGTCCAATCTCCTTTGTGTGCCTGTCTCGCATTTTTGACATCTTCCGCCTCCAAAGCAAATATATCAACATCCAACTCGGCCATCTTTTTTTCAAATTCTAGCTCTGCTTTCTTAACTTCAACTAATTGTTCTGGTGAGGCGCTCTGTAAGGCTTTCTCAATGCTTTTAGTGTCACTTCCACAACCTAAGGCTGATGCAATTGCAGACGCAGCAGCACCACCTAGAGGACTACCTAAAGCTGTGCCTAGAACTGGTGCTACAGCGCCGATTAAGCTCTTAATAGATTTAAAATTCATTTCTTAGGCTTCTTCATTGGTTTTTTCTTGCCTTTCTTTGGTGGCGCGCCTACTTTACTACCGTATGTACCTTTACCTGCTGGCATAATTTTCTCCTATTTCTCTAATAAATGAATCATTTTGTTTAAATACCATACTGCTTTTTTAGCATCTTGTACTGGGTTTTCTTTAGTCATTAATCGACTACCCGTGTATTTGATAACATTGCCATGACAATACTCTACCGCTCCCTCCACACCTAAAACATCGACAATATAGTCGATAGTCTCTATCTCGCCATGCGTGTAGTGTGGTGGATGATTTACTGGGTCTACATATGTCACTTTACTCTCCCTCTATTTCAAATGCTGATGCTAAAATCTGGTGTTTAGCCCATTCAAGTATACCAACAGCGTCTATATCTGTTATTAGCTCTCTCTCCTGATACTCGTATATTAGGTCTAATATCTTTATATAAAGATCATCTGTTGCTGAATTGTAATAATCGTAGCCATCGTGGTCGGTAATATTATCAACTTCTGTCATTACAACCTCTCAGTAGATCGGCGAACCTCACCTTTTTCCTTATCTAAGACAATCAAGCACATGGATTGCCCACTTACGTACCCTTGTTCATTATGCCATGCGTCTGCGCTCGGCAGCCCAGCAAACGATTCAGTAATGCACCCGCCGTATGTTTCCATTGCTGTATTCTTACTGTGGATATGGCCATGATAGCAGTAGCGGTGTTTTGTTCGGCCCCACTCTTCAGGATATTTGGCTGTAAAATACTCAGCTAATTTGTTTGGTTTAGGTGCGTGACCATGCGATACAAGAAAAGCAGTCTTGCCCCACTCAAATACCCAACAGGGTGCAGGTGACATTTCAATCTGTACGCGTTTATTGTTGCGCCAGTATGCCTGTTGGTGCGCTTTGATTCCCATACTCAAAACAGAATCATGGTTGCCCTTAACGTGACGTACAATTACTTTCTTAAACTTCTTTAGAGCCTCTTCAGTGATAAACGACATAACCTCAAGCCCTATGAGGAATACATGCTCTAGACGGCCATCTGTGTCCACTCGCGTGCCTTTAGTGGTCGTGCTCTCGTAGTTATCGGCGTGGTAGTAATCGCCTAGCTGGTTAATAACGATAGTGTCGCAATCAGGGGCGTTATTCATAAGGCGCATAAATACATCTTTGTGGCGCTGCGCTGCTATGTTTACATCGTAGTTGTCGCCGCTTATATCTTTATGGGCGTACATGCCAAAGTGAGCATCGCCGATATTAACAACGGCTAACTCATTACTACGTTTACTTTTAGTTGGTGTTGGTACGAATGGTGAGCGTTTTTCGTGATCTTTAATAAAGTTTTTAAGCGCAGTCTCAAGAGCTTCTAACTCGTCTTCTTTCTCTAGGTCAGTCTTAACCCATTGGACTTTAACCTGTCCGTCATCGCCGTAAAGAGTGGAGGTTCCCTTAACATTGTAGTTGCTAGGGCAGATTCTAATCATATCGCTGTCAGGCGCATAACCTTTTGCAGCAGCTTTCCTTCTTACTGCTCGCTTAAATGATTGTGCAGTAGCTCTAGTGCAACCCATTATCTCAGCCACTTGATGCTCTGTATGGCCTTTTATATACAGCTTGACTGCTTCGGCTTGTCTATCAGTTGTACAAAATTGTAAATGATTTAAGTCCATCACGTAGCTCCCTTTTTTACCACTTAACCTTATCGGCCCAGTATGCGCCTGACATCTTGCCCTTGTCTATATTTTTTTTGTGCCTAGCTTTAAAGGATGCGCGTTTAGCCTTATCAGCATCGCTCTCACCTTTTCTTGGCGGCTTAGTATCTGCACCCTGCTGGCCAAAACGTATCAGCTTAACCTTGTCGCCCTCTTTAGCAAGAACAACATGGCTCTTACTACCATGCTTCGGAGTGCGTTTAGGCTTATTAAAGCCCTCTAAGTTATTCTTATCTAGTCGTGGGTCTTTCTTAGCCATGCGATCACCCTAGTGGATTTTGATTGCTTTTTTCAACCTGATAAATAACCCTTTCAATTTTGCTTTCCAGATTGCTAATTCTGCTTTTATTGACGCGAACGCCGCTTTGAATTTCACTTGTATC